CCTTCGATCGTAATAACACCATTGCGATCGATAACCGTATAACCGTCACCAATAATTTTATTTACCTGCGAACCATCTGGTCGCATTTCTTGGAACGTGCCTGATTTATGATTTAGAGAAACACGTTCTGCATTCGGCGTATCATCAAATTCCATAGTGTGACCAGATTCACTCTGGTAGGTATGGTTGTATGGATACTCAGCAGCAAAGGCAGACTTCGGTTGAGAAACAGACTCGCCTGTTCGACCAGCAATAGGTTTCGAAGTTGTCCTTTGTGCATCATGTTGACCGTGGATCGTTTGATCCTGTGGTAGTGCTTTAGTTTCTCCTGGATTTTTCCCAACCGCGAGTGCATTGACATCACCGTTACCTGCTTCGAGATATTCTTTCTTGGGATAGACATTATTTGGATCTTTATATCCCTTTGTCGGATCAGTATCTCGAAGTCCCTCGTTTGTGGGTTGATTTGCCACAGTTGGTTTTGCCTGAACAAGTTCTGCTGGGTTGGGTGCAGAGATTGTTGGTGATCCAGGTTTTGTTTGTAGAAGATCGTCTAATAATTTGTTTGCCGAAAACCCAACCCCAAAGAAATCCATGGAAGTTTTTCCACTAGAACTGGTTTTAATCAATCCATTTGCGAACTTAATCGCTGTGTCGATTCCCTGACCATTAGCAACAGACAGCATTCCCATGATAACATCTTTGGGTGAATCCGCTGTAATTGCCTTTGCAGAAAGAAGAGATTTGATATTTCTATCGAGCAAAGAAACCATAGCATTGTTTTGGGAAGATGGATCGTTTAAAAATCCACCACCACCGCCGCCAAGATTAGTAATCTGCTCGATGTGAGCATCATCGATAATTTCTGTGACTTCTTTTTCATGTGTATCAACCAAAGAAGTAACTACAGAGACTGCATTCGTTAAATTTTCAACAGAAGGTGCTATTCTGAATGGATCAAAAGAAACATCAATTGCTTCATTTACTGCAGATGTTTTTCTATCAATTTGGTTGGAAACTAATTCAAATGCAACCTTAGTTGCAGATGGAAGTTTGACTGAATTAGTAATTAATGCAGTAGCAGATTTTACCGCAGAAGAAGTAAGTGTCTTTGTTATGGTGTTAACCATTTTATTTGTAGTGCTTAATACTTCATTCGATCCTGAGGCAGATGTTGTCAATGCAATCTTTGTAGTAAGACCAGACCCCTCCTTAGAAAGAGTGTTTTTAACAGAAGAAACTGCGGATCCTACCGAACCGTTTGCTTGGTTGACAACTGTATTTGCAATCGCTGCTGCACTGCCAATTTTCGCAGTCCAGATTTTAGGATCAGCGAGAGCAGCAAAGTTTAGATTATTACCAACATTACCAATGTTCGTTGGAATCGGAAGTCCCAATTTATTAAGAGCATCAAGCGCAAAGTTTTTACCGAGGTTTTTACCAATCAATCCACCAAGACCAAACTTCGCGAGAGAATCAGATGACTGTTCTCTAATCCAAGTTTTCTTTGTCAGTATTGAAATGTCAGGAATATTCTTTTTAATATTCTCTAATGTTTTTTCGATAGCATTAGGCGCGACTGCACCAACAGTCTGTAGGGCCTCGAGATTGAAACCATATGCCCCGACTTTACCACTATCTGAAATTGTAGAATGTGAACCGCCGCCAACATCATGCGCGATGGATCCCATCAATTGCTTAATTTCTGTCGCAGAAAGAACCTTGCTTATTTTAGTATTATCTAAAATTTTAGATAAATCTTGGTTGAGCAGAACATCCAACATCAGATAAAGTTCCCGTTCTTAGTAAAGTTTTCCATAAAGCACTTATATAATTCTCGTTTGTGTTGGTGATTCTTATTAATATCAAGACCAGTTTGTTTAATCAAAATTTCAATGGCATTATCACCAACAAGAGAAGAAGTCTTTACTCCTTTATACTGATAAAATGCAAGGCAGCACTTGGCACTAAATTCGACGCTGGAGTTTACTTTTTGTGGATTGGACACTAGATCCTCTCCAATTATCTTACCAATCTTCGCAAATGCATCTTTACCAGTTATTTGCACAAAAGAATGTCCACGGAATTTATAACCATCCAGTGGAGAGGTGGTAATAGTATTGCAATTGGCATTACCAAGACCCTTACTGGTATCACCATAGATAAAGTTTGCCATGGCAATTGGACCTGCTGACTTTAACTGACGAGCAAATGCTTCACCTCTATTACGAACTTTCCTGAAATTCTTCAGCATGGTCTTGACTGACCAATTGGTGTTTTCGGCAATAGGACTAAACGCAGATTCTACACCAGCGATTGCCAGAAATGCAGCAACTGCATTGTTGCTATATCCTGCTGCTCGACATGCTTTAATGATTTGATTAATATTTGATTTATTACCACGCGCCATAATGTTTTTAGCAAAACTGCTGCAGTTGCAATTCTTTAACTTTTCTAGAGCAGCAGGATCGACTTTATTAGAACTACCACTACCACTACCACTACCATCACTGCCTCCCGAGGTAGGAGAGTTACCTGATCCGTCACCCCCACCGCCGCTACCATTGCTCGCAGGAACAGCATTAATTGTCCCAACAAAAGCAGGTTGCTGACCTTCTGCGCCATCCATGAAGAATCCCCACACCCAAGTACCTTCTACTGGACCAGTTGGGGACCAACCAATACCAGAAGTGCTGGCACTATTTGCGGGCATAATTGGCATCGCCCAAGGAAGATCGTCGGTTGGTAACTGTTCTTTATCATCTGTGTGATAACCAAGAATTCGCAATCTTACGCGACCAATACGCATAGGATCTCCACGATCTTCAACACATCCGAAGAACCAATAAAAGTTTGAATCATTATTTGAAAAGAAATTATCTGCCATTTTTATCTCACGAAATGTAAGGTCCAGGATCTTGGAACTTACCGTTTAAATTAATCTCGAAGTGTAGGTGATGTCCTGTAGAATTTCCAGTATTGTTGACCTGCATAATTTGCTGTCCTGCCTTTACCTTATCTCCCACTTTTACCTTGAGAGACCCCTCGTTTGCATGGGCATATACAGATGTATAACCTCCACCATGATCAATGGTAATACGTAAACCATATCCAGAACCTTCACCATAGTGTTTACCTGCATTTTGCCAACCTGCTTTAATAACTGTACCATCTTTGACTGCGAAAACTGGAGTACCCTTTGGTGCTCCAATATCATACCCTTTATGTCCTGTAGATGCACCAGAGGTAGGTGCTTGCCTTGGTCCAGTTTTACTTGTAATTCTACCCTTACCACCAGTTGGGTGAGTCCAACCTGCTTTATTGATCGGTCCAGGAGATGACGGAGATACACCATTTTGCTGATCTGCCTGCACTTCAGGATCATCTGCTGCTGGTGGGGTTGGTGCGGGTGCACGTGTGATTGCTTGGAATGCCGTATGGAAAGAATCCTTAGCAATTTCCAAAATCATATTATGTGCTACTGGAGTCATCTTGTGGTGAATCGCGGTAATCATCCATACACCAGAAAGAAAGGGATCCCAATGGTTTTTTGGATCTGATTTATCTGCACTGTCTCCGACCTTGGGATATTTAAAGTTGATAATCTTACCAACTTCAGCGTCAGTTCTTCCAGGAACTGTAATATGCATACGCAATCCAGAAATATCTTCAAGAACGCTTTGTCTCATACCCAACCATTTATCTGGTGCATAGTCTAGTAATTCATCGTCACTAGTAGTAAGAACTTTTCTATGCACAGGACGGAAGAAACGTTTAGACAATGCTGAACGAGTTACGTTGGCAGGATATGTCATATTATCTTTTGATTTCTCATCAAATGTTGCTTTACCATTTTCAATACGGTAATTTTCCATATGAATAATATCAGGATATGAATATGAATAATCGTGTGGTGCGTTTGTCGCTTCTTTAATCATAATATCGAAAATTGTTGTAGTGCTGGCGAATCTTCCTTGATCCTGCGACTTTAGAATATCTACTTGTTCATTAAAACGAATATCAGATACAGTGTTGAAACCTTTGTCCAATCCTGGTTTGGAAGTATCAAAAGTTATTCCCCCAGTCAAATTTGTTTCAGGGTTGACAGGTTTTTGTAAATATACATACTCAGCAAATACAGAACTATCGTCTAATTGACTCTTAATCAAATTGTCAATAGAAGTAAAATAGAATTGTCTAGTAGTTTCATAGAACAAGAAACTCGGCGATTTTTGTTTAGCACCGATAGATCTTTGCGCTACATAATTGAGGCAACGGAATGGTGACCACATATTTGCAACGAATGCAATTTTACCCTCGTGTGGAGTATCTGCGATGACCATCGGAGTTTCATCTTTATTATCGATTCCACCGAAGCAACGTTTTTGCTTTAGATAATCAGTATAAAGTTTATCTGCGATTTCATCGGTAGTACCCTCGTACTTTTTACTTACTTGAGTAATATTATCACTGACTGCTTCCATGGAACAGAAGTATAATGCATACATTTGTTCACGGTCAGCATTCAACATTCTATTCTTAATCGAATAAATTGAAAATGTCTTTTTGATACTTTCACCATATTCATCACCAAAAGATGGAGTTTGGACCCAAAGATTTAAAAGTTCGTCTCCAACGAGAGGTAATCCAGAAAGAAGTTCTTTCGAGTCTACAACAATCAGAACACCCTGTAGTGCATTGGAAAATATATCCTCATAGATGTTAAGTTCGACAATAAAATTTTTGATGTCAAGAACCTCGCCGTTGACACTTTGAATCTCAACAGTCTTAAAAGAAACGTCACCTGGATTTGATAACTGTTTTGATTTTGGATCCGACATATTATACTCTAATTAATCTTTGGAATTCCGAAACAAACTTACCAATTAAATTCTTTGGAATATACTTTATTTGTCGCTTCTGCTCATTTAACTCGACTTCATAGTCCCAGTTCGAAACTGGTTCATGTTCACCCGATAGAACTTTTGCCGAATTATAATCAACAATAATTCCTTGTGGGACACCTTGTGATGCAAGCATATCTGTAGTCCTGTAATGATGCACTGCTTGGTATATATTATTCTCACCGTATTTTTCTACGCAATACGAATAAAGATCTTTATCTTTTCTTGGCCATTCTTCGCGAACATCAACGATATTGTTTGTCAGTAGTAGAACCCAATGATAATCTTCTCTTCCATACATTTTATATGCGAGCAATTCTGGAGTTTCTCCATTTTCAATGTAAGTTGTTTCTAAAAAGTCCACATTTTTAATAGGAGTTTTTGGTGCTACACGAAGAAAAATATCTGTGATGCCCTTATAGGTGCCATCGAACTTTCCTCTTAATACTGGAAATTGTCTAAAATACATCTTAATATCCTTGATTGACTCTTTGTGCAGTCATTAGTTCTAGTTCTAAGAATTCTAGACGCATAGTCGCATGGGTTGGCATACCATTATCGAATGTAGTAAATCCAGTATCACTTCCATAATCTATTGTCATATTAGTAAGAACGCAAGTGGAAATTTTGCGAACAAATTGGTTTTCTTTTCCTGCATGATAATATACAATGGTAAATTCTGAAGGATAGTTGAAGAAGTATCCAGAGTCTTTGAGTTCTGGATGCATATGATATGCAAACTTTTGAATGATTCCCATACTATCCCCCTTTCCGCCAGTTGTGCGATTAAAAATCGCCTTTGCTTCTGCTTCACTTCTTGGGGCAAAATTATATTCGAATATAAAAGATCTATTACTCATCGATTTGAAGAATTGTTCTTTGTATGGGTTGGTCACAGTTTTAGTTGTGGATTCTAGCACTTTATTAACATCAAGCGCATTGTCGCTTAAAACTTTAGAAATTTTACCGCCTGAACGTAATGCCAGTTTCATGTTATCTGTACTTAGTGGATTCATTGCACCCAAGAGAGACTGGTTACCAGCACCGATCGCACCGAGCAATGTGCCCATTTCACCTTCTTTCCAAGTTGCTCGATATCCTGCAGACATTTTATTTTCAGGCATCTGTAGAGCAATGGCACCAGCACCTGTATATAGTTCCTGATTACCTGACAATGCTCCGATGGCACCACCAACAAGTCCACCACCTAAAGTTTTTGCTGCAACGCTACCAAGGCGACCCAAAAGACTAACGCCACCAGCATTTTTACCGCCACCATTAGTCAACTGTTCTGCGATGCCAAGACCAGCACCAATACCTGCACCTAGAGCAGCAGTTTGAGCAGTGGCATTTTTTGGTTGTTGTGTATTTTGCTGACTTTTATCAAAGACCTGTCCACCATTGTTCTTGAACGATTCACCAAGACGAGAACCTTCTCTTACCAATGGATAAAAGACAACATAATGCGGGGATTGCGTTTCTACATCAAGTGGATACCGAAGCGCACTGCCACTATCGATTCCATATTTTTGAATGTGCGCTTCTCTCGCATCATCTTTTGGCGTAAATTTGATTTGCGACACGAATAAATATCCCTTAGATTGGTATTTTCTTATATTTATATGGTTTATTCAAAAGATTCACTCAAAGGCAGATATAATATACAGAAACCCAATAAGTATATCGGGGATCCGAGCAACATCATCTTCCGTTCTAGTTACGAACTAAAGTTTATGAAATGGTGTGATGCGAATGATAATGTTTCGGAGTGGGGTTCAGAAGAACTTGCAATACCATATAGATCTCCTGTTGATGGAAGAGTCCATAGATACTTCGTCGACTTCTATATTAAAGTCAATGATCAACGTTACTTGATAGAAATTAAACCTGCTAAGTTTACGCAGGAACCCAAAATCCCAAAACGAAGAACAAAACAGTTTCTCCAAGAAGTAATGAATTGGGGTGTGAATCAAGCAAAGTGGAAAGCAGCAACTGAATTCTGTTTAGATAGAAAATGGAAATTCCTGATATTAACTGAAAAAGAATTGGGAATAACGAATAAATAGTTATTATGGCAAATCCTTTCGAAAACCTTCGTGCTAAAGCTGGGGATGGACAAAAGTCTATCTGGTGGTATATGCGCAATGCTCAAAAATTAGTCGGCGCGAGTTTATCGCCGAATACAGCAATGCAATCTGATATTGGAGAACTAAAGTCAAACATCGAAATCGGTTCGATGTATATGTACTATTACGATCCAAAATGGAAAAACGAATTACCATTCTATGATGCCTTCCCGTTAGTGCTGCCATTCGGTCCAGCACCTGGAGGGTTTTATGGTATCAATCTGCACTACGCACCATATCTGGTAAGAGGAAAGATTCTAGGCGAGTTGCTTGATTACACAAATTCAAAAACATTTAGTCCCACTACCAAAATTCAAATGTCGTATCAAATGTTACAGAGCATTAGCACTGCAAATGAGGTTAAACCTTGCATCAAGCATTATTTGACAACTCATGTGCAATCAAGATTTATGAAGATAAATCCCATCGACTGGAAAAGTGCCATATTTTTACCCCTTGAAGCATTCCAGAAAAAAACAAAAGAAGAAGTATTCAGAGACTCGAGGAGTAAATACTAATGGCAGCGGCAGGCAACGGGATACAAGAATTTCTCGCAGAAGTGGGTGCAAAGGACTTAGCACGTTCACACAGATTCGAAGTAATTCTCGGCACACCGAAATGTATGAATGGTTTGGAAAATAGCATTACCAATGCACTTCTAAATATTCCTGGAGTTCCAGAAGCATCAGAATTTCTTCTGGGACAGAAAAACACTCCCGAAAATAATAACACTGCTTATACATCACTAATGTGCGAAGAAGCAATCTTTCCTGGATTAGTGATGGGTTCAAAACCATTCAAGTATAATAACCGTGTCGAGAATCGAGCAACTTTTCTAGACTATACTGGCGAATCTGCAACATTTACTTTCCTTTGTGATAAAGACTGGAAAGTAAAGAAATACTTCGACACATGGATGCGCAAGATCGTAAATCCTGAGAAACGATATGTTGGATATTATGAGGATTATACGTGTCAAATCGTTTTAAATTCACTGGATCAAAACGACCAAGTAACACAAACATGGATCATGGAAGAAGCATGGCCTAGAGCAATGGCACCTGTTTCATTAGCATGGTCCAATACACAATTCGTTAGACTGCCAATAACCTTTACATTTAGAAATTGGAGACTGCAGCAAAATGTCGGATCAAGAATGGAAAATGTGCTTGGTGGACTGGCTGGCGATACATATGCGGACAGAGGGCAACCCCTCGGATAAATTATTAGGAGAATATTATGTTACCTGTTATGGAAACACCAACGTTTTACGTTGAAATGATTGGAAGTAAAGAGCGAGTTAAATTCAGACCATTCTTAGTTAGAGAAGAAAAGTTGCTGATCATGGCATCAGAATCTGAAGATCAATCTGAAATGTTAAACGTGATGCAAGAAATTGTCGACGTTTGTAGTTTCGGTAAATTGGTAGGCAAAGATCTCCCGTTCTTTGAACTCCAAAATATCTTCATTAAACTTCGCTCTGAATCTATTGGTCAGATTACCGAGTTTAATTTGGTATGTGGTGAGTGCGGTCATAAGACTGCAGCGGAACTTGACTTGACAACAATTAAACCCACCATTACCGAGGGTCATACAAATAAAATCGATTTCGGAAACGGTCTTGGGGTTATTATGCGGTATCCAACTTCGATCGATATGGGAGGCGATTCCGTAACATATGATTTAGTAGTTTCTTGCATCGATAGTGTCTACACTACAGATGAAGTCTTCACAACTAAAGATATTCAACGAAAAGACGTAGAGCAATTTGTTGACAATCTAACCTCTTCACAGTTTAAGAAGATTACAGAATTCTTTCTTTCTATGCCCAGAGTCGAACATAAGATTGAGTACGATTGCTCGAACTGTTCAACAAATAATGTAATTTTCCTCGACGGTGTAGAAAGTTTTTTCGAATAACCCTTTCTCATGACAACATGAGGAATCATTATAAGACCAACTTTATTTTAATGCACGAACATAAATATTCGTTAAGTGAACTTGAAAATATGATTCCTTGGGAAAGGGAAGTTTATGTTGGTTTATTGGCAATGCACTTAAAAGAAAAAGCAGATAAGCAAAGGCAGCAACAATAATGGAAACCAAGTCCGCATCAGAAAGATTTGCGAGGGTAATAGAAACCGCCAAGAACACTTCGAGTTCTGGTGAAAAACCAATGCAATCTGAAGAAAAGGACAAATTGTTCTCTGAAGTTCGCAAGGTTCTAGATCTTAATAAGAATAGACCTGCTGATAAGGAAGCATCTGCAAGATTGGTAAATAGTTTTATTCAATCTATCGAAAGGAATACATCTGATGTAATCCGCACAATGGAATCCCAAGACAAGAAACTCATGGAGGATACGTTGGATGCAATTACAAAATTGCAATTCAAGACGGTCGACGAGTTTAAGAAATCACTCAAAGACATCAATGACCTTGCATCAAAAATGATTGCTAGAAGCGAAAGTGGTGGTCCAGGACAACTTGGTGAAATTGGTAAAGAGTTACAACAGCAAGCTCTAGGCGAACGCTTCAAGGCAGAAGGATTAACACTAGAAGGTAAAGACGACACATTCGTCAATCGTCTGAAACAAGAATTGTTTGGAAACTCAAAAGAACCTGGAAGAGAAGGCACGCCAACTAAAGGATTCAGAGAAGGTTTCAAAAACGCTGGCAGCGAATTCATGGGCGGATTCAAGAAAGGATTGACGCCGCAGAGCGGAGTTCTTGGGAGCATATTCAAATCTCAAGAATCCCGTCGCGAAGAAATTCGTAATGAAACCAATCAATCGAATGAAAGACTTTCAGAAGTAGAACGTTTAAAGAAAATGTTTTCTGAGGCAATCGGTAGCAAAACAGAAACCAATAAGTCTACCAATAATAATTCAACGACGACCAGTCAGTCAACCAATGACGTTAATAAGTCAACGACGACCAATCAGTCTGCCAATGACGTTAATAAGTCAACGACGACCAGTCAGTCTTCGTCAAATGACACCGCAACAGAAACGAATCAGTCTGCAAGTCAATCTGTTGCAGAATTTACATCTGTAGATAAAATGGTAAATCTTACTGAAGAACAAAAGAAGATTTTAGAGCAGCAAGGCATCAAACCATCTTCCGAGAAAGATTTCTCGTATAGAAAAGATGGTAAACCTGTTTCAATGGAAGAGATTAATAAAACTCTGGAAGCAAAACACAAAGAATCTATACAACCAAAGGTAAAGATTCAATCTGCAAAAGGTGGAGTTGTAGTAGGAGATAAGAATGATGTTGCATCTATCTTAACTGAAATCAAACAACTCATCACAGAGATTAAAGATAAGTTATTCAAACGTGCTGGTGTTGCACCTTCTGGCAAAAAACAGTTAGACCCAAGTTCCAGCGTAAAAGATGTAATGACTCGCAACAAAATAGCACAGGCAGAAGCAGAACAAGCATCTGCAGACGCCCAAAAACGTGCTGAAAATATTGATAAACAAAACGCCGAAAAGGCATCTGCAACAGTAGAAGCGAAAGAACAATCTACCCCGAAAGTAGTTATCGGCGGAACAGAATCTGCAAACACTAGAGTCACACCAGAAACTCCTACAACTGGTAACGGTGAGCAAGATGAAGGTGGAGGATCTCTGTTTGGCGGGATCGCTGCTGGGTATGCTGGGTTCAAAGCTGGCGGTCAGGGTCTATTTAAAAAACTAGAAAATCAAAGATACTCTAGTCGTCTCTCCAACTTTGGTGCAAAAGCAGGTGGTGTATTCGAGAGAGGCACCAATGCAGTAGATGGTGCTGTTGATCGAGTAAGGGGAACTGCAAATACTCTGAGAACAAAGGCGACTGACCTTGTTAAAAACAGAGGTTTACGAGCAGAACAATTATTAGACAAGAATGGTAGACCTCTTGCTGGTGCTGCTAAGCAGTCTCGAATTGGTAAAGTGATGCGAGATCGTATTGCGGGAGTTAGTGAAAGCGGTAAAGGGATGTTTAATAAAGCATCTCAATTTATCGGCAAAAACACCGCAAAGGGTGCCACCGCTGGTAAAATTGCTGAGAGTGGTATGGGCATGCTCAGTAAAGCAAAAGGTGCTATCAGCAAGGTCGCAGAAAAGGGAATGTCTAAAGTTGGTGGCAAGATTGCTACAAAGGGTGCTGCTAAAATAGGCGCAAAGGCAGTTGGTAAATCTCTACTGAAAAAGATTCCAATTATTGGTGCAATTGCTGGTCTTGGGTTTGGTGCCATGCGTGCACTACAAGGAGACTTCGTTGGCGCTGCAGGTGAAGTAGCGTCGGGTGTCGCCTCTACTGTTCCTGGAGCGGGAACTGCTGCGTCATTTGCAATTGACGCTGGTCTTGCAGCAAGAGATATTTCCAGAGCAGGTAATGAAGACTCAACAGAGGGTTCAACTGAATCCGTCGACGGAGCGAGAGCAGAAGGTGGTCCAGTATCTGCCAAGGGTTCATATCTGGTTGGTGAAAATGGACCAGAATTATTCACACCTAATACAGCAGGTTCAATTAAAACTAATCAAATTACCAAGAGCAATTTGGAAACTGGGAATAATACTGCTGCGGCGAATTTAAAAGAAATGACAGATAGTGCTAGAGAAGATACTGCGCCAGTTATTAATGTTCCACCACCAACTGTAATTCAACAACCTGCTGCACCGCAACAAAATAATGGTAGCGGATCTCTACCGATGGATACGGTCAGAACTGAAGACAGTAGTTGGCAAAGGTTCCAGAATAAAAGATCTTTCGGATAAAAAAAGGGGGACAATTAAGTCCCCCTTTTCATTTTAGTCGTCAGCGAGACTCGAGAAGTAACTCATCGTGTCATCGTCACTGTCTTCCTTCCATGGCGGCGAATCATCGGTCACCGTAGAAGTTGCAGACTTCATCTTAGTTTCAACGAACAGTTCGTCTTCAGCATCCAGCGGATTAACCTTCTCGGCAGTTGCTACGCGAGCACCACCCGAAAGGACTGCATTCAACTTCGCCTTCAGTTCGTCATATGACTTGAAGTTTGAAGGATCGAGGAACGCTGCGAGAGAATGGGTCTTACCCCAGATCTGCTCCAACTTATCTTCGTCATCAGACAAAGGAGTTGGTCCATCAAATTCCGATTTATCGTAGTTACGATAACCTTCAACCTGACGAATGCGCAACTTGAAGTTAGCACCTTCCCATAGATCGAACGGATTGACTGGTTGTTCATCTTCGAACGTAGGTTGCATCACGTCCTTAATCTTATCGAAGATCTTCTTACCGTACTTATACAGGAAGACCTTACCTTCGTTCTCTGGATTCGCGGGATCGCGAATAACAAGGACGTTCGAGATGTAAGTGAGGCGACGCTTCTGCTTGCGAGCAATTTCCTTGTTCGCTTCGACGCCTGAGTTCCACAGTTCGGAATTCAGTTCGCCAACAGGATCTGGTTTGTTGAGAGTAGTAAGCGAGTTTTCGATATACCACTTACCAGTTGGACCTTGGAAACCATGGTCCCATACGCGAACCCACGGAAGTTCTTCACCTGCAGGAGCAGGGAGGAAGCGAAGCACTGCTTGACCGTTACCTGCCTTATCGACAGTCGGTTTCCAGAAACGATCATCGTCTCCACGCTTTTCTGTAGTGGGGTTTGCGATTGACTCGACTGCCTTCATGAGCGAGTCAAAATTTCCGCGTTGCTTGCGGAGTTCGGATAGAGAATTACTTGACATATGTATTGTCCTTATGTTTGCGTTGTATGTTTGGTTTATTTTGTATCATAATATAAATCTTCATCAGGATCTTCATCCCGATTAGTATAGTATTTATACAAATTATTTTTGCTTTTACGTATTTTATTTACGTCTTTTTCATTATGTCTAATGCGGTCGGAACCACGGTCGTCATAATCGCTTCTACGAGACTTACCCATAGTTATTTTACCACCGTCCCAATCTCCTGTTCTAGTTGGCGGATGTAGTGATCTTTGTCTATTTTGACAAAGGGTTTATATTTCTTTACCAAATGCGCGAAGTCATTCCAAATAAAATCATTCGATAAAGAACTATAGTCGGTATTATCTATTATACCTATTTTTGCCAAAATAGCAATAGATTCTAGAGAAATCTTTTTACCAAGATACATTTTTAATACTTTAGGATGTTGCCCATTAATTACTTCGAATGGGTCTCCGTCTGCATAAAGAGTTTGGATATCCTGTTTAAAAGTATATCCCAATTTCTGCATGCGTGTTTGCCATTCTGCATAGACATCATTCGCCTCTGTATCAAACACACCACCCCACTGATTCCCAGAAACAAAATTAGCAACTAGAAAATCAATGATTTCAGTTTTTGTTTTTGTTTCTGCCAACTTTCGCAACGCAAATAAGTCTTTACGTTTCAGAAATGCTTCTCTGGAAACCTTTACCCCTTTACGGGATTTGGTGATATCAAAATCAGGTCGAGTGAAATGTAATCTCAACGAGAGATACAATTGATAAACTTTATAAGAGTCCATCAGAGAGGCAGAATCCCATCATCGTTTTTCAACATGTTGAGTTGTTGTGCCTCGACTCGAATTTTTTCTTTTAGTGATGAACTAATAAGACCAGCAACAGAACTAACCTCAATATTTCGTTTCTCACAATAGTCAATGAGAATATCCATACAGGGTGATCTAGAGTCTCTTGCAAGTTTTTCAATAAAGATGGAAAACTCTGCTGCTGTCTTAAATTGCTTTGTAATCAAAAATTCATCAGTTACTGGAATTTCTTCCGTCATAATCTATCCTGCGTAAAAAATATGTCTACCGATTTTAGTAACTCTCTGTAACTTCCAACCTGGACTAACATAGTCAGCATGGTAGAATAGAACGTTACTATTAACTACTATACGCGTATTGATCTCAGAAGTCAATACTTTTTTCGCAATATCTTTTGCTTCAGCATATAATACTGGGTCTTTGGCAGGTCGACGCATACACGTCCAACTGAACTGACAGACCCTACTTGTTCTCTGATAAACGACAGAGCAAACGTTTGATGGATATTTTGGATTGCGAACTCTATTTAAAGTTACACCTGCAACCGCGATTTTACCCTTTCTGGGTTCATTACCTGCCTCGTAGTAGATGTTATCTGCTAGACAAGTTATTGCTGCAGAATTTTGTGACAGGTATTTTTGTTTTTCTTTTTTAACGTTTTTTTGTATGATTTCTTCTTGTTTTTGTAAAATTTCTTGGTTTTGTCGTTTTACGCTTTCGACTTTCTCATATCCACCGACAGTGTATTCCATTGCGGTGTCTTCGATTCTTTCTTTTGCATAACTCAATGATACACAATATATTACAATTACCACTAAAATTGAAGAAAGAATTTTCAATGTCTTCTTATTAAAGGAAGGCATCTCTATTCCTTGGATTGTTGAACTGGAGAGAGGATTAACCAGTGACTCCCTACACTGGGCACTTTTTTTCAAAGGTGCATTATATTTAGGGTTTAAAGACTCCCAATAGTCTCTGTTTACCGTTGATTTAGAACGGTTGGCGGTTTATTCTGTTTCGAGGGAAACCGCCGAAAACCCAATGCTAGCTTATGCAGCTAGAGCAAAGGCAACGTTATCGTTTGCATTTACAGTTTGTGGCGCTTTGCCAGTCAATCAGTCTCGGTATTCCTATTACACGAAAATCGAATTCCAAGGTCACCCCCATCATAGATACACCATCATCCCTCACTTTAGTAGGCACCCCTTTCGGGTCGGACCTTGATGTATCTATGGTGGAGGTGGAGGGAGTCGAACCCTCGTCTTTCCGCTTTTATTGTCAACTGTCAACAACTGATATATTATTTATACTATAGTTTTGGTCAGAAGTCAAGCCAAATAATAACCATTTTCATAATAATCACGAGTTCGAAGCAATTCTTTCACCCAGTTGTCTCGCTTCTCGATAAACACCTGAGGTTCATCACCCTCGACTGCAATAAGAACTACCAACCACGGAACAGGAATCCCAGTTCGTTCCTCATACATGATTGCATATGCTGCAGTCTGCATAAAGTAAGAACTGATATGTTCTTTCTTTTTGGGTTTGCTAGATGTCTTGAAGTCGATGACTGCTCGGAGACGGTTATAATCGGCGATACAGTCGACACGACCTGCCATACGGAGGTGGTCGCTGTAGAGCGCAAGTTCTTGGCAGTGAATGTCGCCAATCGGATCGAGAACAGGTTTGAACTTCTTGAACATCTCAACGTCAAGTAGAGATGCTTTCGTAGTTGTATACGCTTCTTCTAAATCTTCGTTCTTAAGATATGATTCAGTTAATGAGTGAATCTTAGTTCCACGAGTTGATGCTTTGTTCGAGATCTTATTCGCTTCTTCTTCACCAACACGTTTTCGCCAAGCAGCGATTCCATCTCTGGATAGAACCCCGAGAACAGTGGTAGCAGAAGGATACGCTACACCAGAGGCATTAACGTAAACTCTGCTACCATCTTCGTTCGTAGTTGATTGTGCGAAATCTTCATAGTCATATATCGTCTTAAACATAATTCATTATACTATAATTTTATAGAAAAGTCAAGCCATTTCTTCAATAAATTCTTTTAATTTTAAATTATAAAAACCATAATATGCCATCTGATCTTCAACCTCGGTATAATTTTCTGCTGCAATCACCGCATTTGCATCGTCAATTTCTCTGGTTAGATGAGCAATAAAATCTGCATTAGCAGGATCTTCTGCATCTAATGCATCTAATTGATTTTGTAACTGAGATGGGCGCTGTAGTGCAAGACTTTTTGGTTGGATTGGCAGACCCGTAAATGCATCACCGAGTGATGCATGAAAATCTTCTAGTAGTGTTGACATTTTTATCTCCTATGCTGCGTAACGACTTTCATATTCTAGTCGAGCAATTATATATTCTTTTACAAGTTTTGATCGAACGATATCGTCTACAGTAAACTCAACAGTTTTAAATGAAGGCATCATGTCTGCAATTGCAATAAATTTCTGCAACCCAGACATATCGTTCTTCTTATATAGGTCAGTTTGGCGGAAGTCTCCGCAGAAAATGACCTTTGAGTTCTTACCGATACGAGTCATGATAGAATTGAGTTCCATATCTGTCATATTCTGACATTCATCGACAACTACGATGGAGTTGTCTAGAGTGATACCACGAACGAATGATGTGATAAGGAAGTGAACCATTTTTTGTTCTTGTAGACGAGCAAATGGTTGAATATGATTGAAAAGATCTTCACAGATTTCAACATATGGCATAGTGTAAACTTCTGTCTTTTCTTTTTCGTCTCCAGGAAGATGCCCGATCTCGCGCGAAGGAACTGCTGAGCGCACAATAACGAGACGTTCGAAATTGCTGGAACTATCTAATACTTCTTCTAATGCTTTATATAGAGCGATGAATGTTTTACCAGTGCCAGCGACACCATGTAGTAGGACTGCGGATGCTTGCTTATCATAAATTTCAAAGAAGGATCTTTGATTGAAATTTAGAGGGGAAATTTGTTTCAAATCATTGTATGAAACTTTACACTTAGAACTTCTCTCTTGTTGAATGATAGTTTCGGATGGGGCGACGAGTTGTAGATTATTTTGTTTTCTTCTCGACATTTGCAGTCCTTATTTTAACTAGAGGGTTGATACGAAAAAGGCGACTCCACTACGGAGTCGCCTTTATTTTCCGAGGACATCGGAATCTGAAATTGGGATGGGAGTTCTTTTTTGTTCCATACAAGTATTTATTAAACTGCGACACTCCACCACTCTGGAATCGGGCGATTTTTCCACTTTGCCATAGTTTTTTTTGCGCCGACATAATAGTTACGATACGACTGAATAGAGTCAGGAACTTTGTATTCATCTGGCATCGCAGGAGTAGGTTGCGTTTTATAACCGATAGGAATATTAATAGGAGGTTTACGTAACCAATATACTAGACGGTCACAAGAATGGATCTTGCCATATCGGTGAGTGTATTCAGATAAGAGGGATTGGAATAGGCATACAAGCCAGTTATAATTGTTGTTAGACTGGCGAACCCAAACAGCACTCGGATGATTGATGTGTGTCGCCTTGTATAGTTGCCCCTCAAGAGAAGTATCTTCTAACCGCCATCGTTTGATCTTTCGTCCAGAGGAAGCATCGATATATTCTTTGCCGTCGAGAACACGGTGCGCAGTTGATAGTAACTGGGCATACTCGAGGATCATCTTTACGACATGTTTGTCGTTATGGTATTCTGCGCACTTGGTGACATCGCTGTCAAGATAAAAAATATTCATAATGTATTACTCGTCAAATGGAATCTCTTCCATGTTATTAATTATGTTTTGTATCGCAACTTTAGCGACATCACTTATTATACTGTTTCCTATCGAAAAGTCAAGTGCTTTTCTGACAAAAATTGGATCTAAGGTAGTTAATATATCTGCATTGTATTTCTTTTCACATTCTGGATAAGTATTCAATGCAGCAAGAACAAGTTCTACCTCAAAGTCCGTATATAAAGATATACGATACCTTCTATGCGATAGAAATCTATCTGGAAAATTAACTACTCTACCCATAACAATATTTATTCTTAAAAGACCTTCACATTATAGATATTTTGGAACATGGCAGCATCCTTTTCATCATTTACCATTGGAAATCCTTTAATGTTCAGACTAGTATTAAGTAACATCGGACAACCTGTTTCTTCATACCATCTTGTCAGCAATTCAAACAATCCTGGATGCTGTTGCTTGTTTACAGTTTGGACGCGAGATGTGCCATCAACGTGAACGATAGCAGGGAACTTTGTAGGAAATTTACATCTTGCAGTAAACTGCATGTAAGGGGATACTTCAACTGGCATGTCAAAATACTCCGCTGCATGTTGCTCAAGGATGACTGGTGCGAATGGTCTAAACTTTTGTCTGCGTTTGATTGCATTTACTCTGTCCTTAATGTCAATTCTGGTTGGATCTGCCAACAAACTCCGATTACCCAAAGCACGTGGACCAAATTCTGCTCGCCCATTTGCAACACCCACTATACCGTCTTTTTTAAGAAAAGTCAATAGATTTTCTACAGGATATTCCCCCTCGATATTCTCGCCGAGATATGGACCTTGCCAGTTTAATTTTCTGCGATTGTTTGCAGCAATAGCACCAAGACTGCTCCCTGAATCTCCAGGATTTGGCATGACCCATACATTCTTGAAATACTTTAACGCGATATGATTTGCACTACAGTTTAGCGCACAACCACCCATAAGAACAAGATTTCCTTGTAAGGTGTCTTTCATCTTTGCACGAATCAGTAATTTTTCAAATTCTTCTTCGTATACTTTTTGCGTTGCTGCGGCAACACTATAATGGTCCAAATCAAAGTCATCATTACGCCACCAACGACATCCGCGATGAAGGTTTTCAGATTCCCAAAGATTTCTAACTTCGTCATAATATTTTTCGGCATCACCATATGCTACCATCCCCATTAAGATATATTCATCTTCGTTTGCTTTAAGACCAACTCGGTCTGTCATAGCAGAATAGAACAACCCCAGTGACTTGGGATAATCCATTGACCATTTCTTTGTAAGGTTACTACCAGAACATTTCCAGATTGATGCTGTATCAAATTCACCGATAGCATCGATTACAAGAGCAGTCGCAGATTCGAACCGAGAAGTATAGAAACCTGCAGCGGCATGCGACTCATGGTGCGAGGCAAACTCGACAGGGACATCAAGTCCAAATTCTTTTAGATACTGCCTTACGCTAAATCGAACTAATCCCTGCCCAGAAAGAAATCTACGCATCGCTCTCAATTTGGGTTTCTCATACCAATGTATCTTTTCTGGTTTACCGAACTTCAGCGCTGCGTTGATCAGATCGACATTTAGATGTTTGTCATTTTTAACGCCACTATATCGTTCGACGTGTGATGCGAATAGAATCTCGTCCCCGCTAACAACAGTCAACGCCGCATCATGTGCGGCGGCAGATATACCCCATTCAATCATAGATAAAGGGATCTTGTTTTCTTATTTTTTTTATTCGGCGAATGTGCGATCTCTTTAAGAGATAACTTTTAATTTTTTGTATTAATGATTTTATCATACAATTCCTCTGCAAATAATACATGCGCTATCTCGGGTGGGTGCTTAAACCCACACGGAGGCGGCACCGTTCCACGCATCTGGTTGTTATACCAAGTAAACAACGATGTGGTTGGATCAATGCTATAATCTAGTATCTCTTGAAATATTTTCTCGAACGTCGGTAAATATTGCCAATCAAAATAAATGTCTGCAAAAATATTGCCATGCTTTGATTCCGGAGCATTATAAAAAAGAAGTTCTTTTGGAAAAACTGGTTGCATGTAAAAATCGAAATTATTTACAACGCAAAAATTCTTAAAATTTTGTAATGAAAACAGATAAGTTTGCATGACTTTATAGTCGTTATAATGCATGTCACTATCTTGAACCGAACGGTCGCTCATGACTCTTGATACAGGTACGCCTGTGTTTTCTGGCGAAAAGGACAAGTATCTATGCGGGGTTGTCACCCCCAAAAAGATCAGATCTGTTTTCGGATTTAACTTTCTAGTATAGTGACCGCGAAATAAATCTAGAGTCATATGATCCACTGCAGATCCAGGTATAGCATAATTAACATGCTCCAAACCAAGTTTATCTGCCAATTTAGCAGCATAACTTCGTTTCGAAGAAACATTAATGTATTCCCTAGAAGTCATCTTGCCTGCACGAGAAACATAGTCTTCAAATTTATGCATGGGTTTTCTATCAGCAATCCACTGATGTTTCATTTTATTGCACTCGTCAAAACTAATCCCAAGCACTTCATGGTCCATTAATTCTGACCCCGCAGTAAATGAACATCCGAATGAAATTAGTCGTGTTTTCCCTTCAAGTTTCATTTTCTGTGATCTTTTGTCATTGGTCTTGGATTTTCTACTTCTTTTCCATCCAAAAAGGTGGATAGACTGTTTCGTAAATCTACGCACTGTTTTCGCATTTTACCATCTTGGGGTAAAGAAGGTATCTCAGCGTCATACAATGCAATCACTTCTTCGAGTTCTTTCCGTGACATATTATGACACGCCATGTGGTCGGGATAATACAAGTAGTTGAAATTTAATGGGTTTGAATTAGTAAAACGTACATATTGATTTACTATCTTGTAAAGAGCAATTGTGTCTCTGACGTTCATTTTACTTATTGTCATAACGATAGAAACATTTGATGTGTGTAAATCGAATTCCTTTGCTATAATTTCTTCTTGGCAGTATTTTAAATTATCCAAAACTTGATCCCACTTAGCACCAACTCTAAGTTTCTCAAACTTATCACCATAAGAATCTATACTGAAAGACAAAACAATACCTCTGAATTTTTTCCAGATATCAATCTCTTTTCTAGTTGGTCTTTGTGTTCCATTCGTATTGTATTGCAATATTGTTTTTTCTGGATTAGATAATTGATCCAACCACTCAAAGTGTGTTTTATTTAGTAGAGGTTCTCCACCTGCAATATCAATTCTAAAATATCCATTTTCTCCAGGATTTAATTTCTTATACTGTTCTAAATCATAAGACCAAGCAATCTCTTCGTTTAAACGATCGTATGTATACCTGTCCAATTTTCCTTCGCGTAAGAGTTCGGTTGCAATTGCAGTCGAGCATGCAGGAGTGCATATGGTGCAGCGAAGATTACATAATCTCCCAGTTTTTAACTGTAGATATTCTAGAGAAACTTCTTCAGGTGGTGTTTGCATTGTTCCATTATGCAACATCCACATATCTTGTTGACGTTTACTGTCTCGCCCTTCTTCTTCTGCAAATTTACATTGATTACAACCACTCGGCCAAACACCTTGCGATAGTTGGTCACGATATTCTTGGAATTCTTCTTTTAAAATAGTCTCTGCATTTTCTATATCTACAAGTTTACTTTTTTTATCTACTTTATGAATGAAAAGACAACATGGTGTTAAGTAACCATCAGTGTCAACGTGCACGGATTTCCACATAGACGGACAATAAATTTTAGGTTCGCTCATATTGATAGATACCAATCTCTTACCTCTGGGTCAATAATTGCAGTTAGACTCTCAAAGGTGTGTTTTCCAAGAAGAAACTTTTCTCTGTGTTGCCAGTTTTTCTTCATCAGTTTTAACATTTCCGGATCCGAATAAATCGGGTTATTGCTTTTGTCCAATTTATACGATTTTAATATTGCAATCGTTCTTTCTTTTCCTCTCAAGGAACACTCTTCAAACCGTTTAATGGCATGATCAAGTATTCGGTCAAAAATATGTTGTGGGTATAACCGAATATCTAGGAATCCTTGTTGAGTCTGTTTGTTAATATGATTGAATAATTTATGTGAGTGAAGTTCTGGATCATACGGTTCATAAAATTCAAACCACCTATCGATATCCATAAGAACTGGAGCAGACATAACACTAGAAAGACCGAATTGGTTTCTTTCGTTTAGTCTAGAATGGTATTCTTTCCAGTTGGCAGAAACAGTATCCCATGATGCGCCATCTCTACAAAATTCAAAAGTTTCATGCGTGCCATCTAGGCTTGCCTGTATACTTGGTTGGTAAAATTTTAGAAGTTCGGGTATTAGTTTCCCCTTCCAGTGAAGGCGAGTCAGATTGCTGTTATAATGAATAAAGATATTATATAAAAATGCAGGATCTTCGGATTGAATTTCTAATAATTTTTCAACCACTTTCCAATGCACATGCGACATCATTGGTTCGCCGCCAGCCCAATAAATCTTCGTCAATCTTCGCTGGTCTAGACACTCAATAATTTCTTGTGCCATAGAATCTTCAAAATCATAATCTATGACGAATTCTTTACCAGTCGCCCACATTTTAGGTCGCTGTCCCCACATATCAGCGAACAGTGAAGCATGCGTCGAACTGTATATTGGTCCACAACTCAAACACTGCAGATTACAATGTATTGTTCGATAGTCAAAATATGTAGGAAGCACTGAAGCAGAACCATCATCATTCGTTTTGCTTATGGTTTCGGCAATTGTTTCTTCTTCACTCTGCTGACCCCTCCAACTCTGTTGGCGTAAAGATTCAATGTTCTGTTCTTCATTTTTATAACAGACTGAACAGGCATCAATCTTTTCTCCTGCTATCATCTTTTTTCGAACATCTTTCATTACAGAAGAATTCCAGAAGTCCTTGGTTTCCGTCTTTTCTTCCGAAACAATGTCATCTGATATACAGCAAAGTTTTCGCTCGTATTGCGATCCGATGTAACTATGATCCCATGGATATTTACAAATACTTTTATTATTTTCAGTATTGATAGTCATAATTGAATATATCTTTCCACGGACCCATTTTTCTACTTAGTTGAACAACGTCTAAGTATTTATTGCCTTGTTGCCAATGCAAATCGTTTTGCGATTCAACACGAAGATAAGATTTCATCGTTTCCGTTAGAATCCAATTTGAGTATGGCGACTCTTCATAGAGTTGCGTTAGATCTTTCTTGAATTGTTTAGAGGCACAATTTAATGAAAGGTAATCGGGAAAGACAATAAAGTTTTGGTTTATTGTTGTGTGGGGTTTTAATTTGGTCAAAGGGACTGCCCACTCATAGAACTCTGGAAGAAATGGTGCATTCAACCATTGTATACTACATGTAATATTTAATGCCGCAATATGTGGATTCTCTAACAATTTTCTAATATTTTCATTCGACCTATCCCAATCATTCGGATAACGAATAAACTTGTTCTTATCTCCGACTGCATCCATGCTACAACCAAGAGTTACTACCTTAAAGTGTTTCCAGTAATCGCTAAACGATTCATCATATGTGGTGCAGTTTGTATTATAACTTATGTGAATATTTTTAGCGACATCCCACTCAATCAATCTTTCGAGCAATTTCCAATGCATTGGCATAATGAACGGTTCGCCGCCATTAATATACAAGTATTTTAGCGAATCTTTGTGTTCGTATAACTGATCGATAATATCCTCATTGAACCATTGGAAATTATCAAAGTCAGATACATTTTTTGTCATGAATGGTAGTTGATCAGACCATTCTTTATAGTCAGTAACAAGAGAAGAACTAGAATCTGGGTAACACATCAAACACTTTAAGTTACAAAGATTACTCAAGCGAATATCCAGAAACTCTAATTGAGGTTTCTCAATATTTTCCCAACGATTATTCTCCGTTATTCGACGAGACTTCCCACCATGTTGTTCAATTTTATAACACCCCTCGCATGCGGTGGGATATTTGTGATCGAGCATTTCTTCTCGAACTTTATTAACAGAATAACTATTAAAAATATCATTTATAGTGTGCGTTTTAAGATTGAGCATTCTTCCATGTTCATCTTTTGCAAACCCACTATCTGGTCCATTCATCTTAGAAACGCAACAAATAGAAACGTTTCCGTTTGGATGGAGGTTCATGTGGTTAAACGGTAGGGCACAATACCCATCGTTTCTTAAAGAGTGTTGAACCACTGTATAAACTCCTCTGGGAATACATCTATTGGTTTATTTCTACGAGCACTATATTGAGAATAGAACTTTTTAAAATCTTTGCGATTCTTCTCAAGATCAGTATCGTAAGAATGCGGTGTTTCAATAATATTCACATAAGAAATCAATCGTTTAACATCGCTTCTCTCTGTGAATGTAAGATTTGGATTGTTGCAATTATCTTCATACCAATCAGAAAGTTGTTGATACGATTTTTGTCTCAGAGCATCAGGCAAAACTGTTAAACTTTGAAATGCGGGAAACCGCAGGAAATTAATACTCATACTAATACGATTTCGATATTTCTGTTTCCATATCATAACTTGATTCATGAAATCAGTAATATTGAACAAACACAATGCATTAATCGTCATCATAACAACAATGCGCTTGACGTTAGATTCTCCAAGAATCCGCTCAACATTATCACACCAGGATTCATAATCCAACCCATCGCGAATATACTCTGCTTGCGCACCCGTAGTTTCCATACTTGTGAATATAGTAAGATTATTAATATCGTGCGACCTCTCTATCAGTCTATCGATAATAGATTTCTTTGCACCAAGGTTACTGTTGATTCCCAATTCGAATTTGTATTTTTCTTCTGCAAACAGATCGATGAGTTTCCAAACATCTGTACTCATCAGCGGTTCGCCGCCAGTAACTCTTAGCGTACGAAGTTCCTTGCTTAGTTCTGGCCACCATTCCCAAAATGCCTTGATGTATGGATTTTCTGATTTCTCGTGACAATTATTTGTAGTGCCATCATGCTTGAATGCTCCACCACCCGAAGTTTCTAGATCATAATGCCCATGCTTCTTTATATCTCGTTCCCAAGTTGTGCTAAAGTTTGCATTGCAATAACTGCATGCGAAGTTACATGTTCTATCAAACATAACTTCTAACGTCGGCGGAATAATACGAGCATCTGCTGGTGTATCGAACCAAGATTGCATTTCTTCTGGTGTAAACTGCAATGACTTAAAAACACGATCTGAAATATAATCAGAACCCATGCTCTCAATTTTCCAACAGTAATCGCACTCAGAAGGTTTATGTCCCTCTTTCATGAGTTGGCGCATTTTTATTTTATGGTCAGTATTATGCAGTTTTGCAGGATCTGATAAAATCTGCTCCGGATCTATCTTATGAACAGGAGGAAGATGGCAACTGCTAGTTTCTCCGCTGTTTAACCACAGAGTACTATTTCCCCATTTCGCACCGCAAAACGATGCAGATTTAGAATTTAGTATACTGTTTCTGAATTGAAGTAATCCGTCATCCATAATAGTCATCATCCATCAAATATGCAAGTTCTGGGAAAGTATCAACGAATGATGTTTTCCTGCGTTTATCTAAACTGCGAGTGTAGTTCCTGAAGTCTTTATACAAAGACTGTGATTCTTTTGTCGATCTCATGTAGTCGACCAATCGTTTTACTTGGTCAACTTCTTCTAAATAAAATGTTTCTTGAACAGACTTCTTCGACGTCAATTTATGTTTGTCGATATAATCTATCCACAAATCGCCATACTTCTGCTTATCTTCATCTGACAATAATGTTAAGCACAGCATTCGAGGCCAGCGAAGATATGACAGGTGAGTTCTTACTCTAAATTCGTGTATCTTACTGTAATATTTCAATCGCATTTCTCTGATATATTCCAAATATTCCAGAAGAGTTGGTGCGCTTGTCAAGTTTATTGTTGTCATGTAATGCAACCGTGTTGTATTCGGCGTATTATCCAGAACATATTTACAGTTCTTTTTGAACTCATCAAATTGCATACCAAATCTAGAATACTCGGCATGTTTACCCGTGCTCTCTAGTGATGTATATACGTCGAACAATTTAATGTTACAAGAGATTCTATTGATGTATTCCACCAATTTCTCGACTAATTTATCAGGAACATTGAGATTAGTATTAATCGCGAGTGTTAAATTAGGATTTGGGTTCTCCGCGATATAATCAAGAACTCGCCAAGTATGTTTACTGAGCAAGGGTTCGCCGCCAGTTATTCTAAACGTATGAAGATTGGGATAGAGGTCAGGCCACCATTCCCAGAAAGCATCAATATATGGATTTTGTTCTTTGCGATGAATTGGAAGTTTTCCAACTTCCTTCAACCATCCAAGATCGTGCAATTTGAAATCTTCCAATTCAATTGGACCGTGCGTTTCAATTTCTTCCTGCCACCTCGAGGAACTTTCTGGACTGCAGTATACACATTTAAAATTGCATGTAGATTCGAATGCAACTTCCAGATATGACGGATCGATATTCGCGCCATCGCCAGATTTGACAATTTCATCAATGTGCGGGAGCGCCCACGAATACGTAGATTTGTATATCCGATCACTCATCCAATCTTTGTTTAGATTCTCAATCTTCCAACAATAATCACATTCTTTAGTTTGCACGCCATTAAGCATGTCAATACGTGCTGCCTTTTTAACAGCAGTATTGTGAATACCCCGTGGGTTATCTTTAATATCTTCTAGTGTAATCTTGTGCCGTGAAGGGTGGTGACAACTATGTGTCTCGCCACTATACAAAAGAATGGTTGACTGTTTCCATTTTGCTGCACAAAAAGATGGACTAACCGAGTTGATTACTTCTCGTTTTTCTTTGAGAAAATTCCAGTATGAATCTACTGAATGGACGTCTAGATTATGCTCTTCGTGTGCACCATCACTCATTTTTTATAACCCACTGCCATGTATCTATAGAAATGTCCACACTTCAACATACCTGCATATTGTGGATCTTTAATGTTGTTGATTTTTAAGAATTCCTCTAGACTATTAGCAAGACGAACATGCTCAGGATTTTCTAGATTATTTCCTTGGACGATATATTTAGTCGTGCTAGGAATAGAGTCCCACCAAGCATCGTAAACTTCTTGCGTAACATGCTCGCTGCTGGTATTGATCACCAGATCGGGATGTATGTTGATTGGCATACCATTTTTCATGTCATGTTGACGAAAGACAATATCGTGATAACACTCGTCGATAGCAGCGAATACATGCCTACAACTAGAATCTAAATCTGTGGTTAGAATTCGGGCATCTGGAAATTTATGTGCAATAAACTGTGCAAGAACTCCATACCATCCACCGAAAATTACGATAGATCGATCCATTGGAGTTACGTGTTCAAGCAACCATTTCTTACTTTCGATCTGACTCGGCCAAAAGTTTTCCGAGAAACGATATGCATTATCTGGATTATTACGGATATATTGCATCCATAACATTACAACATCAAAATTAACCACGGCGCATCCTCGCTACTTCAATTGCTTGTTCGTCATTCATAATAGGGACCGCATTGGACTTATGCATAGTCGCGATACCTTTAATCAATGTTCCAGTATATGTATTCTCTTTGCGAGCGAAGGTTACGCCAATACCATCACCAGAAGGATAAAGTTCGCGATGATTGGAAACATAACGCTCTGGCATCGGAGTGCCACGAAGTTTAGGTTTAAAGTTACCTTGACGATACTGAACATATTCGTCAAATGTTTTGGTCGCCGTGCCAAGACGCTTCATCTGCTTATTGTGATCGACCCAATCCTGGGCATACTTAGCAGTCACACCCTTGTTTGAAGTTTTGCGCTTGCGAGTGCTAGTGGTAGTGAAGGCATGTGACATAAGTTGCATAGACATAATATAATCCTTTTCATAGACGACATAGTCAGTATACCCGTATTCGAGGCAAAAGTCAAGGGAAAAAAAGATTTTATTTTAGCAAATGAGGTGTTGACTTTTATCTCAGTTTGGGGTATACTGGTAATACTAAGAAAAGGAAACGTAAAATGAAAACAGCAATCATAAATCAGATTTTAGAACTCAAGACCGCAGCAATCAACGCAAATTTCGATTTTCCAACCGAAGACATAGAAAATAGTAACGGAACTTTAGAAGAATTCAAAGCATTTTTACAAGAACTCAAAGATTATTTAGAAGAAGATAGACAATTTTACGAAAACCTAAAATAAAGGCTTGACTTTTCCCTAGAAATAGGGTATATTGGTAATAATAAGGAGATTGTTATGAATGATTTTGAAATTTCTACTGAAGCAGAAACTCTGTTGACTACGCTCGGTTATGAGTGGAATGGTTGGGGATATATCGCCGAAGATTTCCTCGAAGTCAACTTTGAATTGGAAGCGAATGGTATTCCGCAGTATCAGTCGTTCGAAGAGTTTCTTCGTCGTAAATTGGAATGGAAACAGTCGCTGAAGAGCGACATGATTGATGAAAAGGTTGTAGCATAATGGTTAGTATTACTACTGAGGTCGATGTTTATCTTGAAGATTTTGATGATGAAGATCTGATCAAAGAACTTGAATCGAGAAATTACTACGTGAGTAAAGGAACCGAGGATTGTAGAACTCCACTCGAACTTCTATATGAAGCATGGGTCTATAAAACTGGTGATTATGAAGATCTATTTCGGAAATTTTGCCAAGAAAACATTGGGAGGAGTTTTTAATGAGTACATCTATCCACGATCAGGAACTCGACCAACATTTCGAGAAAGTCGAAAGCGAGATGACCAAACAAGAAGTAACAGAAACTCCTGTTGTGTTTTTCCGATTCAACGAGGAAAAGGACAACCCACTACTTACTTGGACGTGGCACGGTAAACCCCATC